CTTGTTACCTGCCGGTTTTTTCTCTGGTCGGGTAACAGTTTTTCGGAAGCGCTCGATGTTCGCATTCGACGCTTCAACGTCAATGTCGTCTCCGGCCAGAACCAGCCAGCCGCGGGCCTTCCAGGTCGTTACCGTCTTTCGGCTGACTCCGTGAAGTTTGGCAAAATCTGACTGGTTCATCTGTTACCTCAGGTGTTACCTGTTACCCAAATTTCAAAAGTTGATAGCTAGACGCAGAACGCGGCGCGCAATGCCCGTGAGATTAAAAAGTGCCAGGAAGGACCCATTTTTTTTTGGAGCCTCCCCCGAGGGTGATCGCCGATCATTTTGCTGTTCGCATCGCCTCTGCCATAGCCCTGCTCAGCTCTGTCGGCATCAAGGCATTGGCCATAGCCTGCGCACGGTCGAAATAGCCCAGCGTAGGTTTCACTGGCAGGGCATCACCGAACTGGATCAGCAACTTCGGCGCCGGCATCTTCATGCGAGGCTGACGTGTGCCGTTTGCAGAGCGTTTGCGCCGTTTTTTGCCCTTCTTCCCTTTCTTGGCTTTACGCCGCTGCCAGACGCCGTTGGTGCCGTCGATTTCACCAATGAACACGTCATCCTTAGCCTTCAACTGCGCCATCTTGTTGCGCGTCAGGTTGCCGTATTTGTTCAGTTTGATGTTCTTGGGGTTCAGCAGCGCCTGGCTGTTCAGCTTATGCTGACCGCCGAATTCGAACGGCTCCAGATAGCTCGCAGCGGTGTCCATCACGAACACCTTGGCCTTCAAATTGCTTTTCCGGGCGCCGAACGATTTAACCGAGTTGACCGTAAACGGCGTCGGGTTCTCCAGATGCCGTTTAAATGCGTTTTTTTCCGCTGCCTCTATCTTTCTGGCGACGCTTGTCAGTGCCTGCGCTGTAGCAAACGGGATTTGCTTTCGTACGCTCTGGAGTTGAGCTGACAGCTCTTTTAAACCTGCCATCCTCCCCCCAATATAAATAGCTACAATCGCAAATTATCCATATACGAATGGTTCCTCAGCAAGGTTATTTAAAGAATTAATAACCACGTTTTTTTCAACATCTCCATTAATATAGTCTAACACCAAGTCGCGGCTATAAACCCATTTAGCTTCAATATCAGTTCCGTCAAAGAATCTCTCACAATAAATCCAACACCCTTGCGCATTAGACAAAACCTTAACTAGTTCATCGAACTGATGAGAAAGTTCCACATTACATCTGTCATCAATGCTACTATTATCGCTGAGTTTTAAGGCCTTTTTACCCCTTCCGGCCAGTTCAAGATTAAATCTATCAGGCATGCTGAGCATTATATTTATAATATTAAAAATTGAACGCTTGAAATCCATTTTCACTTTGGCTTTTTCTTGCTGCTTCCATGAAGCGACAGTCCTCCAAGCAAATATAACACCAAGTGCAGCAGCCAGTGCAGAGACACCTGAAGCAATCATAGTCCAAAAAGCCCAATCGGCGGCCTGCTTAGTGGCTAACATTGACTCAAACGAAATTATATCCGCGTTCATTGAACACCCCTTAGAAAAGTAACGAGGTGATAATATCTTATTATTAAATAATACACACACAACAATAGTAAGATAGGTTAGATCTTTTCTCCCGATTAATACCGTTCATCAATAAGCCGCCGTATCTCCAGAAGTTGGTTGTTAGCCTTGTCGAGCGCCGCCAGCAGCGGATCAATCCACAGCACTGCTTGGCAGTATGTCAGGGTGCCGGAGGCAGTGGCGCCAGCACCGGTTGCGTCAGCGACGATGGTATCGGCTGACATTGCGCGGGAACGTAGACGGTGCGTGTAGTCGAGCAGCCCACCAGCAATAGCGGCAGGCACAGCCAGATCACACGTCGGCTGTTTCTTGAGGATCGTCCGGTATTCAATTTCTTTCCCCTGGGTGGCCGCGTCGGTGTTGATGCCGTACTGAGTCGCCGCGCTGCTGATTTCGTTGGCGCGCTGGAACTGAAACGCCTGTGTGGCGATTGTATTCGCCTGCAGGCTGTTATCGCTCTGAAGCTGCTTAACTTTGTCACCGGCCTTTACTGCGCTGCTGTGGAAATGAAATGCCAGCCATGCCAGCACAATGACAATGATCAGTAGAGCGGCACCCAATGCCGTCGTTAATCGGTTCATTATTTGCCCCAGTTGCAGATCTCGCGCTCAACCTCACGCCGGTTAATCAACCCCTTCCAGACCTTGCCACCAGCTTTATTCCAACGCCTCATTTCGTCACAGGCGCCACGGCTGTCGCCAGCATTAAGCTTTTTCAGCAGCGTTGATGACTCGAAAGCCTTAACGCCAACGTTGTAGCTAAAGCTGATCAGCGCCGCTTTCTGGTATTCGCTAGCTGGCACCTTCACCGAGCGCTCTACCGAACGGGCGAAAGGCTGCAGGTCTTTATCCAGCAGCGCTTTGCATTCCGTTTCGGTGTACGTCTTATCGGGAATAATGTCTGGCCCGGTGTGGCCATAACAGACAGTCAGCACGCCAACAACATCGCGGTACGGCTTGTATTCGACTCCCTCAAGTGAGGGGATCAGTACCGCGGCGATCGCCATAGCGCCACCAGCAACAGCGGCACTAAGCTTTTTCTTTAAAGAGGCTGTTATTGCCATGCTTAGTCCTCAGCCGGCGGTGGGGTGACATAACCAGCCTTGAGGGCTTTCTCATAGGCTTTTGTCTGGCGGTGTTTGAAGTAGAAGTTCATCACGGCGGTGATTGCACCGATCACGAAGCCGCCAACTACCGCAACCTGATTCCAGTCGAGGTCATGAAGCCATTGCAAAATGCTACCTCCACACACCAACGTCGCAGAGGTGCAGTAAGAAATGAACGTGGTGATTTTCTCCGGCATGATTTTCATACCTCCCCCTTGTCGGGGCTTGGCCCGATCATCGGGTAGTGGATGGGGTTTAGCCTCCCGCCGTAGTCACTCGATGACAGGATGTGTTCGCAGTGGTTGACTGTTTTGGCAAGGAGGCTAAATGCGAAAAACCCCAGCACTTAGGCCAGGGTTCAATTACGGGAAGATCTCTCTTTGTGTTTGCTCAAACCGCTCCTTCTCAAGCTCTACCCCCAAACCGATCCGGCCAAGTTTGATAGCGGCCTTTATCGTTGAGCCGGAGCCCATAAAGAAGTCGGCCACCACATCGCCTCGCCGGCTGCTGGCGTTGATGATGTGTTCCATCATCTCTGCCGGTTTTTCACATGGGTGTTTGCCGGGATAGAACGCCACCGGCGGATAATGCCAAACATCGGTATAGGGAACCGCTGCCGTTACCGTGAAAGTGCGCCGCAGCGATTTGTACTCATGGCACAATTCCAGGTATTCGCGGTTAAGCGTCCGGTATTCACGAACGAGATCGTGATGCGGTCGTTGCAATCCGCCGGCTTGTTGCTTCTCTTGAGCGATACGATCGAAAAGCTTCTGAAGTTTGTGGTACTGCGCTTCGCTCGGTAACTGCCATTGGCTTTCGCTAAACCAGTGGCTTGCCATCTGCCGGCCCGTCGCCTCGTTTATCTCTTTCGCCGATACACCCAGTGATTGCCGAGCCGACTTGAAATAGTCGATCAGGGGCTTGAAGACATTCTGTTTCAGCTCTACGCATTTTATTGCGTAGCCATCGACCTTTGGCTGCAGTGGGCCTGCATAGTGGCCAGCGAAAATGATCCGCTCCGTTGACGGGAAAAACGCGCGCAGCCCTTCTTTGTGCTGCCGTTTCCACGCGCCGGATGGTTTCGCCCACACAATATGGCTCAATACGTCGAACCGCTGGCGCACCAGCAGCTCGGTATCCGATGCCAGCCGACTACCGCAAAACATGTAAAGACTGCCATTCGGCTTCAGCACGCGCCAAAACTCCACCAGCAGCGAATCCAGCCAGGCCAGATAATCGGCCTCGCTTTTCCACTGATTATCCCAATCGCAGGACTTCACCCGAAAATAGGGAGGATCCGTTGCTATCAGATCGATGCAGTCATCAGGCAGGGTTTTGATGTATTCGAGTGTGTCAGCGTTGACAAGACAGGTACTGGAGATCATAAGCGCCCTTGTTTGGTAGGCTCGTTCTGCTGTTCATAGCAGCACGGGCAAAGGTTGCTTGTGACTCTTCGGCATGAGCGCCTGGCGGTCAGCGTGCAGTAACACCCTGATCGCCGCCCACTTCACAAACCAGAAATAAAAAACCCCGCCGAAGCGAGGTTTTGCGCCATTTGCAATTCTGGCAAAATATCAAATTAGCCTTAAATATGGCTCATTTTGTTCGGTTTTGCAAGTATCATGATGCTAAAAGTTTTGAACGTGTCGCGATCCTTTTCTTGGCGGTGCATTGTAAGGATCCTGCATCAAGGGTTTCCACCAGCGATATCAGCGTCTGCCAGTGGCCGCTGTAGGTTTCTGACCATGTGGCTTTGCTTACACCCGACAATTCAGCCAGCTGCGTGTGACTGTATTCACGCCCGATTACGGCGCCGCGGTTATGTGCTGCCTGCTGAACCGCCAACCACACCAGGCTTTCCAGACGTTTGCAAACCTTCTTCGTGATTCTTTTTCCAGCAAGCGACTCCTGCATCAGCTCCCAAATATGGCGGCATATCACCACCTGGCCGTTAAAATCGAGATCATTGGCGTAGCAATATCGGATCCATGCCCGCTCGTGATTTTCCAGCATTCCAACGGCGCGGCGCCATGACGCGGTGATGTAGGTCAGTTCATCCAGCGGCGGCATTGGCTTTTTGTTCACTCGAGTTTCCGTGCAGTGCATAGGATCCACAGCTCGGCAGACTTTACGGCCATCCACTTCAACGCTGCGTAGGCGCTTGCGCTTGTGGCGGGTCGTGTCTCCCAATGAATTCTCTTCGAATGCCGCCAGCTGCCCTTTACCAGACCGCTGAATATCCGCCAGTGCCACAGACAGTTCGCCGCGGACATACTCAATATATTGCTGATTCATCGTTTTGCTCCGCGTTTGTTTGCCGTGCTGATAGCTCCAATCCCAAATGCCTTATTCAGCGTGCGCACCAGGTGGAACAGCTGGCTGCCATGCTTGGCCTCCCATGCCGCTACATCCTTATGCAGCTCTTCATGGCATTTACGGGTAAGAGGAATGGTGAAAATGTCGTGAGGCTTGGTGCCAGTACCGCCCAGGCCATGATCGATGATGTGATGCGGGTCGTCTGCCGGTAGTCCGCAACCGCAGCAGCACGGCTGCGATTTCACCCATTGAGTATATTTTTCGCATACCCAGCGGGTCAGCTTTGGCCGCAGCATGAATCCCTCTGGTGGAGCCTCGTCAACATCAACGAGCAACGCCGGCTTAACTTTCTCCACGCTCTCGTTGATGATCTCCTTCGGTTCCTTATCCCAGACGATATCCGCCTCTTTACGCGTACCTGTTTCGACTGGCGCTGGTGGAAGGCGCAGTGCTGAGCGCGCCACTGAATCAGGCAGCAGATCGGAAACCCCTTTCAGCACGGCCCACCAGCATAATTCCGGCAGGCTCAGCTGGTGGTCTTCCCGAAAATGAAAGTGAACCCGAGCCCGGTACACCAGCCAATCCGCAACGTTTTGTGCCGCGAGCAGATCCAGCGTGGCGTGTGTTTGCTCCCGTAAGATGTTTTCGTGATGCCAGCACAGACGTACCGGCAAGCCGTCATAATCCAGAATATCCATGTTGTGATGGTGATAACCATCGCCATGTGGCCACTGGCACTCGGTACCACGGCTCAGCCACTCGCGTAGCGCAGCAACACCACCAGCGGCGCCAATCACTCTTTCATGTTGGAAGAAGGAGGTCAGCCGCGGATCATTGGCTAAACCCTGCTCTGCCGCCGGCAATAAACCGGATGGCAGCTTCTTCAACTCGTCTGGCTCATTGGCAACCAGAATTCGCCCAAGAACGCTGAAATGATGCAGCAGATCACGACCGGGGCGTAGTATCACCACGCCCAGATCACGCTGCAGGTAAGGAGTAAGCAGCATTCTCACGCAGCAACCTCCTTGCGATCGACACAGAGCTCAGGCAAATTGGCGCGCACCAAAGCTTCAGCAAATGGCGGAGGAACAGCGTTTCCGCAGCGCGCGACCTGCTTATCTTTTGCGTATTTCTTGCCCTTGTAGTCCTGATCGATGATGTACCACTCCGGGAAACCCTGCGCGGCGTAGAGCTCATGCGGCTGTAGCATTCGCATGCCAATATCAACGATCTGGTAGTCGATGTCCTCTACTGTGACCAGACCAAACCGGTCGTTCGTCGTTACTGTGTGCAGGGGATCTTCAAGGCTTACCCCTTCTTTCTCGTTGCCGTAATACTTCAGCAGGAACGCACGCACTTCGCCGATATGCAGGCCACCGGCCGTAATTGTCGGCATCGGTTCCGCCACAGCTTGGCCGTCTTTGCATGTTCCGCGCAGCTTCACAAGATGGGACGTAACCATCGCATGTTTTTTTGCTGCTACTACAGTCCCCAAGGGCTTCTCAATATCCTGTACCCGCGGCGGCTGATCTGGGCGCTCGCCATAGCCTATTGTGAGGAGGTTTGCTGCGATAACAGCATGATGATCGACAGTTGTTACCGAATGCACTGGTTCATCCATACCCACGCCGGGGCCGGAATAATTGCCGCCGTAGTGTTTCGCCAGAAACGCTGATACCAGTTGGCTTTTCCCACCACCGCCAGCAGTGATCGTGCCGTTCGGTTCGTCAGCGCCATGACCAACGCTTTTCCCAAATTGACGCGCAATTATTGGCGCCACCAGCAGGTGTTCTGCTTTGGTGGTGACGGTCGTTAGCGGTTTGCCCGCTTCATACGCCATGCGATCCTTGCCAAAGCCCGTCTGACCGATTCTTGCGATAACCGGAGCTACCAACGCGGCTCTCGACTCTTTCAGAACGGTATGCATCGGCTGATCGACGCCACGCGGTTTTGCCTGATATTCAGATCCACCAGCGCCCGCGATCATCGGCGTGACCAACGCATAGCCATGGGTTTTTGTGATGGTCTGCAGTGGTTCGTCCAGCGCTTGACCACGGAAGCAGTCGTAGCTGCTCTTTGCGCTGGTATGGTTGCATTTCACGATGAATGGATTGGGGCTGTCGATCACAAACCGTTGGATGCCACGCGCGATGCGACGCAGGGTGTTTTCGGCCAGCGGGCGCTTACGTTCAAAGATACTCGGGCACGGGATAGACCAGTCGATGCACTCTGCCGCCGTGCGCCAGGGCTTCAACTTACCGCTTTGCACCTCGAGTGATTTCGGATCGCCGTGGGTTGGCTCTGGCCAGACGATCGGCTTACCGTCACAGCGCATCAGCATGAAGAAGCGTTTGCGGATCGTTGGCGCGCCGTAGTCGCATGCCCGCAATTCGCGATATTCCACGTCGTAACCCAAGCCGGTAATCAGCTTCCGGTGGTCTTCGCTACCAATATCGATGCCGAGGACTTCACAGCATTCAGCCAGGGCTGGGTGATCAGCACTGACGCCAGTGGACATAATGCCCACGAACGCCGCGAACGTTTCGCCTGCACGGTCAGGGCATGGGTAGTCATTGCCATTAGCATCGGTGACCAGCGGCCCCCACGTTTTGAACTCCTCAACGTTCTCCAGTGGGATAAGGCGCGGCTGCTTCTTCAATGCCCAGCGAACGACGATCCACGCCAAGCCGCGAATCTCTTTTTTAACCGGAGCGGCGCCCTTGGCCTTGCTGAAATGGCGGCAATCCGGGCTGAACCACGCCAGCGCAACAGGATGCCCACAGGTTGCCGCTACAGGATCGATATCAAAGACGGATTCACAGTAGTGCAGCGTTTCGGGGTGATTGGTTTCGTGCATCGCGATGGCGTTTTCATCGTGATTGATCGCAATGTTCACGCTGCGGCCGGTGGCCATCTCAATACCAGTGCTAGCGCCACCGCCACCAGCGAAATTATCGACAATCAGTTCATTGATCATGCTGCTGCTCCCATAGCGATGGACAAATTTTTAATGGTGTTGACGATCTCGGGCTCCTGCATGCCCTCGAGTTTCAAGCGGTTGATATGCTGGCAAAGCTTCTGGCGCAGGCTATCGTGCAGCTGATCCACCCCATCAACCTGCTGCAGCAGGAACAGCACCTCTTTCGGCCATACCGTGTTTGCGGTTTCAACCTGCTGCACAGCAATATCCGCCGGTGCCAGGCGCGATGCCTCACGGCGAATTTGCGCCAGAAATGCCGCGCCTTGAGCCTCCAGCTGGTTGCGGCTGATGTAAGCAGATGCCGGGCCGCGCCAGTTTTTGTCGAAGACGGCAACCGCCCCCGCAAAGAATGCCCCTGTCGGTACCTGCTTTTCGTCCGCCGGGACAAACCAAAGGGGCAGATCGAAGCCCAGACGGCCGCGAATAAATGCTATGTGGTCGGCCTGTTCCGGCCACCAGGTTTCAGATGTAGCAGCCTTGATCAAGAAGACGTAGCGCCCGCCCTTCTCACGCATTTCCATCGCCTTGGCCATGATGTGAACCATGCCGGTGATGTACTGCCCGTCATGCTGTTGCGCGCGGGAATATGGCGGATTTGCGAATGCAGCGCCGTTCAGCTCTTGCAACTTTGCCGACCAGTCCTGGGTTAAAGCGTTATCCTCTGCCGTATAGAACTCAGCGCATTTGCTGTTTTCGCCATCGGTAAAAAGATCCAGCACCAGCGGGCCGAACATGGCATTGATGCCCCAAAACAGCGCGTCGGTGGTGCGCCACTGATCGCCAATCTCTTTCAACTCATGTGCAGGCCGAGCCCGCAGCGCTGCTAGCTTTTCGCAATATTGGCTCATGCTTTAACCTCCTCTTCAGAGGCCGCCACCAGCCGGTAGAAATAGATAAGCTTGCCCGTTTCGGGATCCTTCAAAGTCCGTTTTTCTTTGACTAGACCGTGAATTTTTGGATCCACCTCACGCAATCTGGCGCTGATCGCCGCCTGCGTGTCGGCAACAAAAAACATCATGTAAACCGTTCTCTCCAGTTCGCGCAGCGTCATCCATTGAGCTCCGGCTGCGGCCTGAATAACACGCCCGATCTGGTTTTCAGGTGTGTCTTTCAACACGCCAGCCAGCACCAACTTGCGAATGCCGCTGTTAATGCGCTCGCTCTCAAAAACGTCTACCGGGATCGATAATTTTTTCATGAATTCTTCCCCTTGCGGCCGCGCATGCTGGCCCATGTGAACGGCACCCAAATTCCGCCATCGGTCTGGCGATCCATCACTCGTTCGCCAACCATGCCAACCATTTCCTCGTAGGTTTTGTTGGTCAGCATCCCCGTTGGCTTCAACTGCAACTGGCGACGATCAACGATGTTGGTCAGCAGATTTGTTTCGTAGTCGGAGCCTTTCTGCAGGCCCACTTCATCCAGCACCAGAAGATCAAGCCGGCAGAGGTCGCGCAGCAGATCGGCCTCCTTGACTGGGCTGTCTTTGCTGAACGTGGCGCGGTGGTTTTCGAATAGCTCTGAAACAGTCATGACCATCGCCGAGTAACCGCGTTTGATCAGGTTTCTTGCTATGGCGCTGGCCAGATGGTTTTTACCTGTGCCGCAGTTGCCGGAGAACACAAAACCCCCGTGACTCTTGCCGAACGCGGTCACAAAACCCTTCGCGGCATCCAGGGCAGCCTGCTGTTCAGGGCATTCCACGCGGTAATTACTGAATGAGCATTCCCGGTGCATCGGCTGAATACCTGAGCGGCCGATGATTTTCTCCATGCGCGCTTGGCGATTCCGATCCGTGATCTGCTGGTTCGATTTCAAAGCCTCTTCCGCCTGAAATTTCTTCCAGCCTTCGACGGTCGTGAAACGTGGTTCGACATGTGCAGGCTTTAGCGCCAACAGGCGCGCCATCACATCAGTTGACGATGCCATCATGTTCACCCCCTGTTGGTAAGCCATTGCTGAAGCCCGGCGGGATTGCGCCTGTAGCTGGTGTTACGCGGTGATTCGTGCTGGTTTGCCATTTACCGTTGATACAGGCTGGGCGCCCTTTCTTGTCCCATGCAGTGCTTGATTGCTGATAGCCGGGAAATTTCGTGGGGGCAAACAGCGTTGTAGGGCGCAGGTAATCCGACATGGCCAGATCGCCACTCCATTTCGCCGTCAAGTAATCGACTGTTTGCACCAGCTGCTCGACAGTGAAGCCATCGCGAAGGCGCGCCCGGATGTTATCCAGCGAACTTTTCGAGGTCTGGTAGCGGGAACCAGTCACAAGGTTCAGATGTTTTAAAACCTCCTTGGCTTGATCAGTGATCAGCACTTCTGGGTCGGTCTGCGTAGCAGGCTGACAAGAAGGTTTTTTACCTGATGGATCTGGTTTTGAATTTACTGACGGATCGTCTCCAGATTCTGGAGGGTCAAAACGCCCGTTTTGGCTGGATTCTGATGGGTCAAATTTTGAGGCATCAAATTTTGATACCTCGGATTTTGAGACATCAGATTTTGGAGGGTGAGAACTTGCAGCAGCCTGAAGCATTTCAACGTTGAGCTGGGTCATGCTTGAGGTATTGCGGTTGCCTTTCCTGCGCTGCTGTCGAGTGATCCATCCGTCTTTTTCAAGTTTGGCCAGCGATGCGCTCACTGTGCTTTCACTTGCGCCAATCTGACGGGCGATCGTCTTCACTGATGGCCAGCACAAGCCTTCATCCGAAGAAAAGTCAGCCAAACGCGCCATTATGGCTACCATGGACAGTTTCATGCCTGCCGCCGCGCAGCCATCCCACACGTATGCGGTCAGTTTCGTACTCATGCGTTTACCCTGGGAAACTTTGCCGCGGCCGTCTTGGAAATTTCCGCACGGTCGGCGTTGATGTAGTCCACCAGCTCGGGGCTGGCCATTGTGATTTCTGAGGCTGGCTGGCCATGCCCACAGGATTGAGCCCCGCCATCTACCACCCAGCGCGCGAACTGGTAGTTGCTGGGTTCCCATTGGCCCAGTACATTTACCTCATACCGGAACGGCGCAGCTGATTTACCGCCCGGCATTGCCCGGCAGCGTATTTGCGGCACCATAGGTTTTCTGGTTAAATTGCCCATGCGATTATTTCTCCACACACGATTTATTCGCACCCCGACGCCCAGAGCTGCAACTTTGGGCGTCAACCTTTCTGGCACTTGGCCTTCTTGCCAAATAGCGCCAGCACCGCCCTAACTTCTGCGTCTCGCGCTTGCAAATGCTTGCGGTGATGACGCATGATCTCGGCGGCTTCTTTGTCGTCAATGACTCCATCTGCCAACGATTCCTGAATGATCTGATCCACATGGCCGCGATGCGCCGCCGTGCGGATGCTCTTGCTGAACAACTCCACCTGATCCAGTTCTTCCAGTGCAGGCAGCTCCACCACCAGCAACCCGCGCCGCCGGGCAAAATACTCGGTCAGCAGATTGGTACCGGATATGTCCTCCATCGCTTCCAGTTCCCCTATCTCGAAGAAGCGGCACCCGTTCTTCTCGTAGAGGTTGTTGTTGAACGCCGTTTCGGTCATGCCTAGGGCGCCAGCCATCGCCGAACGGCCACCAGCAAACGCCTTACACATGCCCTTCACTACTTCTTTCAGATTTGCCTCTACCATGTTGTTTTTCCCTTGGTAGTTACTTACGGGCGGTAGTTTCACTACCATCTTGAGATGGCAAGCCATCATTCGGGTTTGGATAGATATCCGGCCTCAGCTGATGCGGAGTGATAAGCCAATGCCCCAAAGAGCACAGGTGAATAACACGCTCCGAAGGGACTTGCTGATTGATGATCCAGTTCGCCACGGACTGTGGTGACTTGAAGCCGAATTTTCGAGCGACCTCAGAAAGAGACGGCCCTGCTGCCTTAACGGCTTGCTCGGTGATATTTGGAATGGCCATTGATGACTCCTGTGAATTGTTCACAGGAATAATGCTACTTAAAGTAGAATAAATCAACTACTCAAAATAGAAATGACTACTGTTTGGTTGGGCTGTAATCTTCTACCTATGGTAGAAAATCATAAATACAAAGGCTTCTCAGAGCGCTTGGCTTCCTTGATGAATGGGAAAGACATTGGCGTGACTGAGCTTGCCAAAAAAGCAGGCGTTACTTACGAGATGGCGCGCCGGTATACACTCGGCACAGCTAAGCCGCGCTCTGCAACTATGGAAAAATTGGCCAAGTCTCTGGATACGACAGCCTCGTATTTGGAGTACGGCGCTGTGGCACAGCTACCAGAACAATCATCGGGGAGCCAGGTGAGACTGACCCAATTAGAGGTTTTTGCATCAGCGGGAAATGGCTATATCAATAATGAGTTTCCGGCAATCGTTAGTTCTATTGAGTTCCCAGAGTCCAGGGTTTACGAGTTGTTTGGAAGGAAGTCTCTCGAGGGTGTGCAGCTGATTAACGTTGATGGGGATAGTATGATGCCTACTCTATGCCCTAAAGATCTTCTCTTCATTGACACAAAAATCGATCACTTCAACGGCGACGGGGTTTACGTTTTCAACTTTGAGGATTCGACTTTCGTCAAGCGTCTGCAAAAAGTTAAGGGCCGTAAGCTGGCTGTCCTGTCTGATAACGATAAGTACCCACCTTTTTATATAGAACCTCATGAAATGAATGAGCTATATATATTCGGTAAGTTAATCAAACACTTACCGCTTAAATTCAACGATTTCGCTTAAAAAGCACCATCACCAAAACCGGTAATAGCCGGTTTTTTTTATCCCTAAAATCACTGACATACATAAATACGGCCAAAATCCGTCCTCTTTTTCTACTTTTGGTAGTTGATTTATTCTACTTTAAGTAGCATCATTGAATTCAACAGAGCACGCCAGTAACCAAGAAGGGGAAAACAAGTGGAACATCTGAAAATTCTCGGTTCGTTCATGGACACCACAGGCCAACGCTGGGCATTCGACAAAGAAGCCATCCATGCCATCGACAGCGCCGACGGCGAAGAAATGCACCTCTACCGCGAGCACAGCTTCGAAGCGCCTACCGCTGAACTCTGTGCGCAACTGATCCGCGTCGAAATTGAACCCGCCACAGCTGAGAACTTCGTGGACGGTTCGGCGATGTTCAACATGCGGTCGCAAGAAGTTAACGGTATGCCAAACGGCAGAATCATTGCCGACTTCCAGTGCCGGGATCAGTGCGATTGCGAGATCGAATTTGGCAAAGACAGCGAAACGTTCCTGCTCACCTTTTTCAGCGAGGAAGGCAGCATCTATTTAGAGCGCGATGCAGCGATCGCTTACGCCAAAAAGATTCTGGCAATGGCAGGGGCAGACCGTAACGCGCAATAAGGCGCACCGAGGCAATCATGAGTGAACGAGGCGCATGGTGGTTGTTAATGGCTGTTTTGTGTCTGGATTTTTGGTTGGCGGTTGGTTTTTTAATTTTGGTGGCTGTCGCCGGGTGACCGGCGCACATCGGAATGCTCACTCAGCCGATTCCCTAAATTCTGGGAGCGGTGAAGGATCTTGACCCATGAGTGAGCAGCCCAATGTGAAGCGTCTTTTCTCCCCTGCTGCTATCAGCTTCGGCTATGACGGCTTCAGAGGGAACATGAGAACCGGGAGCCTGCCCCATGACGAGAACAGGCACGCGAATGGAGGGAAGCATCATGTGACAAGTAAACGGGCCGACCGTAGATACCGGCCAGTCGCATCAGCGGTAATGGCAAAGTTCCCCCGGCGACGGAGTGAGGGAAAGGTGGCGAAAAGCATCACGCAGTTCCGGTTGGCGCCCGGTTAACGCATCAGTCAGCCTAAAAATGAAGAGTGCCATTCGGGGTTATGCGGCGGCATCCGAATGGCGAGTCCGCCGAGTGGGTACGTTCAGCGGTTCGCTTGCTATCCCCACCGAGCTGGCTGGAAGGTCAGCACCACTATCAAAGAGCGCGGGCGTGCAAAACTGTATCTCACCCGGCGAACGTCAGTACCGAATCCCGGAGAGGGTTCGCCAATAGCGGGAGAGGATCGCTCTTTTTGATAGTGGTTCAAGGCTGGAAACTTCGGGGGCGTTGTTTACCAGCCGCCACAACCGAGTAATTGCTGTGTGTAGTCTTTGGCGGCCACGCCGAACTTCAACCAACAAGGGGTGAAGATAATGTTCATAGGCTGGCCGCCCTTTTTACACATCAGGTGGCGCACTGTGCCGGTTCCAATTCATTTCTGCACAGTATGAACACCAGCGCGGTGCGCCACCTGATGTGTGGAGAAAACCGCGGCTATCGCCGCTTCGTGTGAGGAGTATTCAATGAGTGATGACCGCAAGACCAACGTGCCGGACTTTCTGGGCGAACTGGATGCTGGCGTGTTTCAAAATAAAATCTCAGCGGCTTTAAACGCTACTGCCCTGGGTGTTCTCAACAATGGCGGCAAAGGGAAGATCGTTATCACCTTTGATATTGACCGCTTGAGTAATTCAGTTGAAGAAAAGCGGGTGGGTATTAAGCACCAACTGAAATTTGTAACCCCTACCCCGCGCGGCAAAGTGTCAGAGGAAGATACCACCGAAACGCCAATGTATGTTGGTAAGGGCGGCAAGCTGACTATTTTGCAGGAAGATCAAGGGCAATTATTTACTGTTGGCGGTCAGCCAGACGGTAAATTAAAAGTCGCTCAGTAATTTCGCGACCTCGTCAACTATTAATCAATAGGACTAAATAATATGTCACAATTAGACGGCACAGCCATCGAGCAAATTAAGCATCTGGCTATCGGCGCTGCATTCATCCAAGATCTTAATCATGTTGATTGCCCGATCGCTGTTTTACCAAAAGATGTAAACGTTGAAAGTCTCGAGCGTTATCACGATCTGCGCTTCCGCTTCCGCGGGAACATGGACACAACCAGCATTCCCGATTTTGTTAAATACTCTACTCAATATGCAGGCGAAGGCGTTTGCTGCTTCATCGATGCAGATCGTATGCAGGCCGAAACGATCTTCAACATCGGCACGCTGGACGAACCCGGCCATGCTGATAATAAAGCCTCGATCACCCTGAAAAAAACGGCCCCGTTCTCCGGGGTGCTCGATATCAATGGCCGCAAGCAAGGCCAAAAAGAACTGGCAGAGTGGCTGGAAGACAACCGTGACTTCCTTACCGCGTTCGATGCTGATGGCGTTGTACTCGATATTAAGCAAGCCGTTGGTGCTGTCCGACGCATCACTATTGAGTCCGTCTCCACCTCTGACCATGAAGAGAACGATTTCAGCGGTAAACGTTCACTCATGGAAAGCGTGGAAGCCAAAAGCAAAGACGTTATGCCAGCCGCCTTTGAGTTCAAATGCGTGCCGTATGAAGGTTTGAGCGAGCGTCCATTCAAACTGCGCTACAGCATAATAACCAATGACAAACCGATCCTGGTATTACGCATCGTGCAATTGGAAAAAGCAGAAGAAGAAATCGCGGTCGAATTCCGCGACCTGCTGACCAGCAAGTTTGACGGCGTAGAAGTAGAAACCTTCATCGGTAAATTTAAAGCTTAATTCAATATGTAATGCAGCCTCAAATACCCCAGCAATGGGGTATTTGGTGAAGTGTTGCCAAAAACTGTGTGGAGAATAATTATGTCTTGGATTTTAACCTTTACTGGCAAGCGTTTTGATTACGCAGCGCCAAACGTAGACGATATTTGCATTGAAGATATCGCTCAAGCGTTATCACATGAATGCCGTTTCAATGGCCATCTTCCTGAATTCTACAGCGTGGCACAGCATTGCTTTATTGCAAGCCAGATCGTGCCACCAAGCTTTGCTCTCGAAGCTTTATTGCATGATGCTCATGAAGCTTATTGCAAAGATATTCCATCACCGATCAAAAAATTAATACCTGACTATCGCGGCATCGAAAATAACATTGATTTTGTTATCCGCTATAAATTTGGCCTTCCTGCCACAATCAGCCCGATCGTTAAAAATGCCGATCTGGTGATGTTAGCCACCGAGCGCCGCGACCTCGATATTGACGACGGCACGCCGTGGCCGATGCTCGAAGGGATCAGCCCATCCGAAGATTTTCTCGTATCGCCGGTAAATCCAGTGCAAGCACGCACGATGTTCCTGCAGCGATTCCACCAGCTGACAGCTGAGAGGGCCGTGTAATGTTCGGCCTATTCCTGCTCGTCTGCTACACGTACCAGCCATGCGAATTCGTGCCGCAGGGCTGGGTGTACCCAGACAAAAGCAACTGTCTGGCGGATATCCACCAGCAACAGCTCCCACCGCAATATGAATGCCTGCAAGTGGATGGAGTGATCCCGGCGCAGCGCCAGGAGGACAAATAGCATGTCGGATAATGCCAAGCACTACGACCATTTCAAAGTCGAGGGGCCGGCCGTTAAGACGCTGGTCGAGGGCTTTAAAGCAATCGACGCCAAGCGCCAAGCCATCATCGCCGGGCTGCAAGCCGAGTTCGATGCGGTAGCGCACACCAATTCATACGGGTTCGGCGACAAAGGGAGCCGCGTATGTAACTTGGTGTGGCCTGCTGATCATGAATTCCCGTGCCAGACCACCATCAAGCATCGTACTTATTTCAAAGATGCTCCGGTTGTCATCGCCCGAGGAAAGGGTAACACCAAGGAAGGACGGGAATTCAACAAGCAGCTGGATGCGGCGATCGCCAAGGCAAACAGCGCGCTGGCAGACCTGCCGCCGTGGCAGACCTACATCATCAACCACTACGGCATCATGCGTACCGGCTTCGGTACCGGTACGTCCAGAGGCATTCCCATGCTGAGCACCTACGGCGGCCTCTGCCCTGGGCGCGATAACTGCCTGCTGTTTGCCATCCCGAACACGAAATCGCGCGACGGCGAGGTTGGGCACGGCGACGTGATCATCCCTCCAGAATTCCAGAAGCTGACGTATGGCCAGTACTACGATCTCGTCCAACCAGAGCGGGAGGAAGTATGAAAGAGCGCCCGGTGATGCCAGCACTCGACGGCAAAAGCATTTTGGATATGTGCTGCGGCCCGCGCATGTTCTGGTTCGACAAAGAAGACGAGCGCGCTGTATTCAGTGACAAGCGCAGCGAGAGCCACACCCTGTGCGATGGTCGGAAACTGGTTATCTCCCCTGACCTGATCGCCGACTTCACAGCGCTACCGTTTGCAGACGGTAGTTTTCCTGTCGTCGTGTTCGATCCGCCGCACCTGGAGCGCGTCGGCCCCAACGGCTGGCAGGGCAAAAAGTACGGGAAGCTCGATCGCGAAACATGGCGCAATGAACTGCGTGCCGGGTTCGCTGAGGCTTTCCGCGTTCTGCGGCCACAAGGCGTGCTGATCTTCAAATGGAACGAAACCCAGATACCGGTTAGCCAGATCATCGCCCTCACAGACGAGAAACCGGCTATCTGGCAGCGCACCGGCAAGAACGATAAGACGCACTGGATCATCTTCGTGAAGGGGGCTGGCAATGGCTAAGCGAGTCAGCACCCAAATCGTCAGCAGCGTCTTTGTAAAGAAAGCCGTCGTCATGTGGTACGTGCCGCGGCGATTCGAAAACCAGGTAGAGCCCGGAATGAAAGTCGTGTTCTGGAACTCAGGCGAATATTACGGCCGGATCCGCCGGCTGTAGGAGACAACATCATGAGCAAATTGATCACCGCAGTTGAACCAAAGCGTGACCAGTACGGCTACTGGACGCACCCGGATTACTTTGTGCCTGCCAATGGCGCGGAATATGGCACGCCTGGTGAATTTGAGGCGTGGAAAGAAGCAAACCGCGTCACTGGCGCGCTGCAGTGGATGGAAAATCATGCCACTGCCGAACAGATCGATGCGTATGAATCCGGGGACGGCGATATTAGCGGCTGGGAGCCCACACCGCCGGCGGGCGATGGATGGTTTATTGCTTCGATCCACGATACAGAGGACGGCCCAGTCTGCTACTGGTTACAGCCCGTTGAAAATGATCCTGATGCCTTACGTAATCTCATTGAAAAGCACCACACCGAAGCTTTGAAACAGGAATTTATCGACGCTCACCGAGTAAGCACAGAAGCAGCCTATGCCTACTTCTGTGCTTGCGAGCTGGGTGAAGAACGCATCAACGCTGGTGAAATTTACCAGCGCATTCGGCTGGCTACTCGCCGCGGGGGTTACTGATGAGCAAGTACACGTTCGTTGTTGAGTTCGAGGAAGGCAAAGAGCCTGGCGTCGGATTTGGCACAAAGATCCTCGGTGGGAAGTTATGCATGGTGGCGTTCGAAGACATTCGAAAATACCAGCTTGAAGAGGAAGAGGCTTACGCCTTGAAAGAGTTCATTGGTGAGCACCAGGCAGATTTCACGGCGTGCTGTGAAGAGAATGAAGTTTCCGGTGAAGCCATTCACGAAAAACTACGTCATCAATCATGAGGCAGCAGATGGACAATAAGCTGAGCGAACTGAGCAAGCCCGAGCAATTTGATGCAGAGGTAGAAATTCACGGCGGCGAACCTTTCGCTGTATGGGCGCCAGCGGTAAACGGCTCACACGTCAAGAAAGAGCAATATTTTGCCTTGCTGGCAGAGCTGGAGGCCACAAGAAAGCAAAGTCAAGAGTTAGCGAGGCAATGCGGAAGATTAGGCGCCAGAGCTGCAATAGCTGAACGCAAGCTGGCTACGCCGGTGCGGCTGTCCTGTGAAACGCATCCTCGTTGCCGTACTCAGCATGCCAAAGACGTTCGTGCCGCCGGGTTCAAAGTCATGGGGGATGAGCAATGTTAACGATCGAGCAGTTGAGAGCGCGCGCTAAGTTCTGGCGCGAAAAAGCGGTAGAAGCGAAATGGGAATCGGTGAGCATTGCGCAGGACATGCTGCAGAACGCCGACGCTTTTGATGAGTTGGCGGCTAACCGGGAGGCGCAGCCGGTGGCGCTGGTTGACCTTCGCCCAGCAGCAAGCGGAAGCATCTGTTGGCAAAACGGCGGCAAAGACCTGCCGCATGGCACCGAACTTTTCACCGCCCCGCCAGCGCCAGCAATGGTGGGAGAATTGCTTGAGGCTATGGAAGAAGTTATCCGCATTTCCGATCGCGACCATGATGCCTGGAACAGAGTAAAGGTAGCTATCACTGCCTGCCGCGGCGCAATTTTACCTGCACCGCATGAGCCGGATCCGATTGACGTGTTTGTCGCGCAGGTTTGCGGTGATCTCTCAGCTGGCCACCAGCGATAAAAATACCGGCCCGTTGCAGCGGGCCTATTGTGTGGAGGAAAAACCATGGCCGATAAATTAATGCGCGCAAGCAAATGGCTCGCTCGTGAATTTGAAGAAGGCTCAATCCCAGATAAACGCACTGTCAAGCGTTGGATTGAAAACGGTAAAGTTAGAGGGAAGGTAGTAGACGGTATGTCATATGTTTATTCATCTGAGCGTTGGGGAGTTCAATCTAAAGTTTCCCATGCTGTTGACCAACTAATTAGGGAGTCCTAATGGCTGCCCGTCCGCGCCGGCGGGAAAACCGGCATTTACCAGATCAACTTTATTTCGATAAAACCACTGGTGTTTACCGCTTCACTCTGGTCACGGGGAAACGCAAGTCGCTGGGTAAAGATCGGGCACTGGCAATCGATATTGCACGCGAATACAACAACAGAATGCGTCCAGAAAATGCAATATCAATAGACTCACTTATCAGGGAGTCTGGAGGTATACAAGGAGAAGCTCTCCCCTTCGCTGAACATGTAGATAGAATAATGGCGAGAGCTATTGAAGATGAACGTCCATCCGACAATACGAAAGATGATTGGAATAATGATGCCAAGCGGGTGAAAGAATTTTTTGTAAATATACCGGCATGTGATATCGAACTGGAGCATGTCAACGCTTATATAAAAGAATACCATGCGGAAGCGTCAGCCAACGTTCAAAACAGAAAGGTCAGCTTCTTAAAGAAACTATTCAGTTACGCTGTAGATGAATCGTTAATGCTGGATAACCCGGCCACGCGCAAGAAAATGCGACGAACAGATGAGAAAAAGAGACAGCGCTTATCCCTGGAGCATTTCTTGGCTATTCGTAATGCAGCATTGCCATGGTTACGAACAGCCATGGATCTCGCATTACAGACAACACATGCACGCCTTGAGGTATCCCGGATCCGCTATTCTATACGTGAACCAAAGAATGGGATTTGTGGGTGCGTATGGTTGGAACAGCCCGTGAATGGCATTTATGGCACGCTATATATTCACCGGCAAAAAGTACAAAAGAAAGAGGCTTCACACGTTGCCATTCCGATCGGGGAGGTTTTGAAGAAGATCATCGAGGAAAGTAGAGACAATGTAGCTAGCCCATACGTTGTGCATCGCATACCTGACCGGAACGTGAAACGCAGCAAAGAAGTTGCTCACCCGACTCAGGTTGCACCTGATTACCTTAGCCGTTCCTTTTCCAAATTACGCGATCAGCTTGGGTTATCCGATCACCTGGAAATGGAAGAGCGGCCAACATTCCATGAGATACGTGCTTTAGCCGCTCACCTTTTTGACAACCAGGGGATAGATCCACAAGGTCGAATGGCACATAGCGACGCAAAATCTACCAAAATCTACACCCAGAATCACATCGATTGGGTGGTTGTACCGCATGGAGAAATCTCAGTAGGTTAGTGAAATTGGGGGGCTCTTCCCCCCAGTTAACTATCAGTCGTAAAATGGTGGTAACCCGCCAGAAAGTGCCTCGATAGCATCCCTAGCTTTCATCCCAACCATCCCTTTTCGAGTAACAAACAGATCTGCATGATGTGGGGTGTTCTCGTATCCATTGTCCCTTAAGAAGCTATTGTACTCATCAACAAGTCTCTCGCGATCCAGAGATTCCCAGTACAGTTGGTTAGGGCTTTTCCGTGGCAT